AGCTTCATTAGCTTTTTTAGAAATTAATTCTGCAGGACTTAATTTTTTATCAGCTGCTGCATCAACTATTTTTTGTAATTCTACTTCATCAACACCTTCAACCATGCTTCCACCACTTGTAGAAAGTTTATCTGTAAAATTTTCTTTAAAATATTTTCCTAGTCCACCACTGTCTTGAATTGGATTGCTTAAATATTTACTAAACATTCCTTCACCCATTGCTTTACCACCTAGATTAGCTGTGTTTAATGGATTAATTCCTTTTTGTAAATTTCCCATACCACCACCAATACCTCTAGATAATTGACCCATACCATAATTCATTAATCCTGATTTAAGTGATGAACCTATTTTACCTGTTCTATCAAAGCTACCTATACCGGACATAGCTGCTGCAGCTAAAGGGTTAAACGGTGCAACAAATGGTGCTGCAACTTCTGCAACTTTTGCTACTTCGTTTGGTATTAATTTTCTAAATCTTTTTTTAAGCGAACTTCCTAAACCATATTGACGTCTACCATCCACACCCATGATACCACCATACGCTGCCATTTGTCTGTTAGGTAAAGTTGGTCCTGTAGGTTTAGGTGCAAAAGGATTAACTGGTTTTGTAGGGTCTTGTGGTAATGGTTGACCACCTGACATTTGTCCTTCGGCCATAGCTTGTTCTATAAATTGTCTTAAAGACATAATAGAATCTTCTTGTCCCATTTGTATCATTTCATCAACATATTGACCATAAGCTTCTTCTAATTGAGCCATCATCATTTGTTGTTCTTGTTGTGGAGATCTAGGACCTTCCTCACCTCTATACTTGATAGACGGTGCGTTAGTCTCTAGTTCTTCTGAAATTTGTATATCTTCTATTCCCATGGTTTTGCCATTTTACTTTGTTTTTGAGAACAAATCAAGAGCTGGCATTACGACTGTCACATCTCTTTGCACGTCCTCTTCAGGTATATTAGCAGCTTTTAAAGCTTCTTCTGTTTCATAGACTTCACCTGTTTTTTTGTTCTTAATTGTTGTTATTATCTTTTCTGGATATATTTCAATCATTATGTTGTTACCTCTTTCTTAATATTTAGATAGCTAATAGCTACGTCAAACGAGTCTGATGTGCTTGCTTGCACTGTAAAAGTCTTACCACCTTCTACTATTAGCGGCTGTGTTAATAATTCTGTTGTAACATTCGCTGTTAATGCTGCTGATTTAATAGCTGTAATACTGTTGTTAAGAACCGTTACACTTGGAGTGCCAGCTGATGTAACAAGTATAGATTTAATAACTATAGTTTCATTAACTGCAGGAACACTAGCACCTAATGGTGTAAGTGCACTACCACTTGTACTATTATCTATACCTGCAAATTTATATTGGTTTACTACTGCCATTAATCTAAAAAGAAACTTCTAGCTTCTATCTCCTGTTTTAATTCTTCTTGAAACGTTGTGTTTAATTTCTCAAGAACAGCATCTAAATCTCTAACTAAAGATTGTGCTACATCTTCTTCATACTCTGAGCTTGCTCTAGTTAATGTTTGTACTATCTTAGCCATTATGTATATAAATTTTTAGCTCGTTCTAACATTACTTGCAACATTTCATCCGTATCTTTTACACCCATGGCTTCTAGGTTTATTACTTCTTCAGGATTATCATGTAGAAATCTTAAAATTAGTGAACCATCTTCATCAGTAGTATCATCAGTAGTATCTTCAGTAATTTCATCAACATTTACGTCCATAATACCTCCTCCACCATTTCCATCTCCATCTCTTAATCTTAATTCACCTTCAGTAAGTGGTCTTCCGTAAGCGTTAACATTTCCAGCCATTCTGTTTTTCATATAATCTTTATAGGCATCTATACCATAACCATAACCATATTTACCTGCTACGTTGTCTGCAAAAAATTGTGTGTTTTTTTTATATCCTAAATTACCTAAAAAATTTCCTACTGTGTTTACTGCCATAAATGGAGTGTTTACTGGTTGATAAGTTGAATTTTTTAAATTAAAAGCGTCGATATAATTATCGTATCTATTGTTTTCAAGAAAAGGTGACACGGTTGCAGGAGCTATTGGAGCACCTAATGTAGTAGGATTATTAACTGCATATTGTTCTCTAACATCTAAGTTTGTTGCTCTTTGTAAAGGTGGACTATTTCCTGTTGCATGAGGACTGTTATCTTCACGTGTATTAGTATCTCTGTCACTTGATGAAGGTCCATCTCCGTAACTAGCACCAGCACCTGGATCTGCTCTTCCTGCTGAAGTACCTTCACTAGATCTAGCTGCATCATCACCTCGATAACCAGGTCTTGAACCATCTAACGATTTAGCAACTCTTTGACCCTGCGAATACAACATTCTTTTATCTATCATTATCTTCTTCCTCCAGCATGTATGTCTAACCTAAAAGTCCCTAATTTCCAACTAGTATCTACTGCAGTATTAGATATTGTAAGAGCTATAGCTCTTGCTCTAGCTCGTGTGTCTACTTTATCTGTCGTAGTTGTTACAGTAAATGGACCTAATGATGAGCTTGATGCTGTGTTATTAGAATAATTTCTTAAATCTAATTGTATAATAGCACTACCTTGTTGAGATATAAAATCTGGTATAATTCTACTAACTCTCATAATGTTTTCACCATCTCCTCTAAGGTCACCTAAGTTAGTTGCAGCTCCTCTAACAACTTTTTGTGTAATATCATAATCCCCAGATGTAATATTAGCAGGAATTGCAACAGCAGCTGTTGCAGCTTCTTGTTGATTAACTCCTGTTTCATGTTCAAAATAAATTGTAGTACCATCGGTGTTACCTTTTACATCAAACGATGTATCAACGTCTGCATTATATTTAGTTCCATGTGGTAAACCAAATACAGATGAGTCTTCCCATGTTGTTCTAGGAAATAAACTACTTGCATTTGTAAACCATATAGGACGTTTTGCTGTAGAGTCTAGATAACTATATGTAACTGCTCTGTTAACGTTATTAGATGTGGCTGTTGGATAAAACCATGTAATCTCACCAAACAAGTTATTAATACCACAATAAACTAATTGATTAGATGTAGTGTTAAGATCATCATAAACATAGTCTTCAACTAAACAGTCCATGGATTCTAGTTTACCGGTAAATCTAAAGAAACCATTTTCTGACATCCAGTACGCAGCACCATCAACTTCTACGGCTGCATTCTGTCCTATCAATCCACAGTTAGTACCTACCTGTTCAAAAGCAAATGTAAATGGTTGACCAACAAAACGCATAGTAAATAAAGATGTATCGGTCCAAATATAAATTGCATTTCTACCAAGTTTAGCACCCATGATCCGTGATCCGGCGGCCAGTCTTTGTGTACCAGCTGTATTTTCTGCTGTAGGTGTATAGTCATTAATATTTTCTTGAGAAGAAAATCTTATAAACATATCGTCTTGTGTAGTTTTATCTCCAATAGTTGTTTCTGTTCCAAAAAATACTAAGTGACGATCGGGTGTTGATACTAACATATCACGTGACGCGGTCGGCGCACCGGTTATAATAGTTGCTCTTGTTGCTGTTGCATTTGTTGCATCACCATCCCATTCAAAACATTCTCCATTATGTATCAACGCTATTAATGTGCTTCCTAAATTATCTAATGCCCATAGACCAGGATCAATTACTTGGTCGGTGTTAGCCGCAGCAGAACCCCAACCGGTCCAGCTAGATGAGTTAGTGACTGTAGCACCATTACTGTGTGCTGCTCGAGTTGATCCTCTTACCGCTCTTGTAATACCTGTTAAATCATTACCTGACACACCTGTGTATGAAATTTCTTCTGTTCCTACTTGAATATAGTTTGTACCTGTAGATGGAAAACCAGTTGTACTTGTTAATGTAATACTTGTTCCTGATCCACCCGTACCATTAGCATCATTTAATAATGCACCGTTTAAAGTATTGGTTAATGAACCTAATAAATTACCACCCCATAATGCAATACCCCAACCGAACGCACCAAGTTGTTCTGGTGGTCCTACGTGATAGTATTGATAATATTTAACACTTCCAGATGTAGTCGCACCCGAACCTGTTTCATTGTTATCCATCGTAATAGTTATTTCATCAGCAGCTGGCACACTTGTTACCATGTATTTTACATCATCAAAATCTGATGCTGAATAATTAGAATTAGTTGCAGTTGAAAAATCACTAAATAATATAATATCTCCTGCTACAAAACTATGTGCAGTTGGAAAAGTTATTGTAACTATGTTTGATCCATTAGTTGTCGTAAAACAATTTGATAAAGTTGTGCCTGATGGATTAACTAAAGGGTGTATATCATAATACACTCCACCAGAATATACGTATAAAATTCTATTAGTTCCTATAGCTGAAAATTTTGTAGATTGTTTATTAACAAAATGATGAAGACCTCTTGCTGCACCTGTTAACTTATCCTGACCTAATTGATTCCAGCCACCTATCTTTTCAGGTGTACCATATCTAAAACGTACATTCTCACCATCAGTCCATTGAGACTCGGCACCTGTTGATGTAACTTGTTTATTGAAACCCGGTAGGAATCCTAATTTTTGTAGCATATAACCTCATTCTATTACATATTCCTTATTGGTGGAATACCCAATAATGGTCGTTTATCAAATTTATTTTTTTCAGCGAACGGACCATTTCTGTGGTTATAATGTAGAAATACTTGACCACAAACTTGACCTTTAAATGGCTCTCGCCAATGTTCGAGTTCACAGCCACTATATACTAACATATCTCCTACTTCAAGCAAGACTTTAGTACCTTCTGGAGCGTTTGGTTTATGTATATTTTTGTATTCATCGATGACAGTATCAGCGCCTGTACCATCTATAAAGATAGGCCAAGGATCACCTCCTAGATTTATGGTAGTAGATATCTCACAACTAGGTCTGTCTTTATGTCTTTTTAATTCGTCTCCATGCTTATATAATCTAGCGTATGAATAAGTTGGAATTAAATCTAAGCCTGTTTCTTGTTGCATTACTGGTAATACTTTCACTAACAAAGTTTCCATCACAGGGTCAGCATAATGAGAATAAGTGTTTGGAATCTGTTGATCTGTCCATGTCCCCAATAAACCTGTATCGTACGTAAAATTGTTTTGATACATCCATGCAACTGCATCACGTTTAAGAAGAAAATAA